AGGGTATCCTCAATCAGCTTTGTCCCACGTCTGAGGCCGGTGGAGGCCGTCTCCAGCACGTTGAAATGCCGGTCCGCAAGATACAGGATCATGTGTAGACCTCCCTGTATGTAACGTGAGCAGACGGCATAGCCGCCCAGTCAGACCTGTCCATCGTGATTACATTCTTCCCGGGTGTCAGCTTAAAAGAGTCCCAAGGATTTCTGAGACGCCCAATCTGATATGCGGGCACATCATTGACCTGCACCTCTGCGCTTTCGCAGTCCACGTCAATCATGTCACCACTCCAAAAGGTTCTGACCGTCACGGCTTCATCCGGGGACGTAAAGCGGAAGCCTGTCACGTGGTTAATACTTAACTGTGTCTCTGCCGCTTTACGTGCGAAGAAAATAGTCAGCCTTGTTGCCTTAACGTCAGCTAGACTTGCATCGGTAAATTGGTATGATGCGCCGCCAATGCTAAAAGTTATAGTTGGCCCCTTTTTCTTAATGGTGCAGGTGCCGTTTGTGGTTGCCACATTTCCTTCCGCAACGGATACGGAAATGTTCTTTTTCCTCACTCCTTTGACGTACAGGTCATACCCACCATTAAGAGATCCCTTACTACCCTTAAAGATCGAGACCGCCGCCACATTCGTACTGTCAGAAGCAATGGAAAATTGGACAAGCCCGCACTGGTCGGTTGTCCTTGCCCCGAAGGAAAAATAAGTGGAAAACTCGCAGTCACCCTTACTGCCCTCGAGATGATAGGTCAAGCAGGGGCCGTGCCACGAATTATTATTTGTGCCGAAATTGTTGGCATACAAATTCCGAGCCGTAGCAGTCACAGCCATGGTTCCGGTCGCCGATGTGGGATTCTTGACATACGGCAGGATGCCGTCATTATATGACCATCTATCCCCGGCTGTCGGCGCACCGTCCCTTGCTGACACATAGTCCACGTTTGCGTCGGGGTCGGTGGGAATTGACCCGTCATCCGTCTCGTCTCCGAACATCAGCGTCTTTTCGTCCTTCGTAAAGGATATATACCCGGTATCCTCCGGGAAGACTGCATGGATTTTAGGCCGTGTCTCCTCCGTGCCTCCGTAATAAATCTCCGCCGTCCCGTCCACAAAGTCCACTGACCTCTCAACGAGACCGTACTTATAAGGGTCAGAGCAAGTGATCTCGATCTCTCCCTTACATGCGGACGGCCCTACCTGCTCCGGATCCAGCTTGGACGGGGTCCCGATCCAGTACATTGACGGCTCGTCATCAAAGATAAGTTGGGCCTCTGTGACCTTCAGCGCTGTCTTCAGTTTTGCCAGCTTAGCGGCGAAATCAGCTGGCCCATAGCCCTCGATCACGAAGCGGACCGTCAACGTCCGGACCGTGGCCCTCTTGCCCTGATACCGCTCTCCGTCTACCCGGGCAAAGCTGACGGAGTCGATGTCCATCTCGATGCTGTCACGGCCGGTGACTTCAAGGGTCTGGTAGCCCGGGACGGTATCTTCCAAATATGCGCCATTTATCCGCATCCTCTGCGGAAACCTAATGTTCATAAGCCAGCCCTCCGGTTCTTCTGTGTCCCGAGCCGGTCAAGCTCTGTCTGTGTGTAGGTAGCCGTGGCCCGGGCAAAGGCCCTTCCGTCGATGTTCAGCGGGACGGAAATCGTATAGGACCCGCCGCCCACACCGGCAAGGACCGGCTCCGGGGTCGTGAAGGCGATTCCCTGGGTCTGCAATGCGTAATTGTCATTGAAGGCCCCAACTGCCGCTTTTGCCATTTCCGTAGCCATGTCTACGACCTTAGGGATGCCCTTGTCGGTGCCTCTGACAATACCTTCCGTTGACATCTCGGCAATCCACTTGAATTTCTTCGAAGGGGAGCTGATGCCCAGGAAATTCTTGGCGGCGTTGAAGGCGTTTCTGGCCAGGTTCTTCGCCGCATTGACTACGGCTGAAGCCCCGTTGGAAATGCCGTTCTTGATGCCGTTGATAAGGTTCCGTCCGATAGAACCCCAGTTAAGCCCACGGAAAGCACCTGCAATCCTGCTGAATATCTGCGGGACCGTCCTCACGACCTGCGGGATGGCCCTGACCACACCGGAGGCCAGCTTGGCGATCAACTGGACGCCCTGCTGAAGCATCTTCGGCAGATTCCGTACGATGGTCACAAGCAGCTGGGCCAGCACCCTCGCCATGCTTCCGATGATCTGAGGAAGCGCCCTAATGACGCCCATGGCCAGTCTTCCGATCAGATTCATGCCGGAGCTGATGAAGGACGGAAGGTTCTGCATGATGTAGGACAGCAGATTGCTGAGCATCTGACCGCCTGCCGAAATGATGGACGGAAGATTATCAAGGAAGCCTTGCGCAAGGTTCCCCACAATCTCCGTGCCCTTCGCCCAGAGGCTCGGCAGGTTGTCCATGATGGCCTGCCCGATGCTCTGGATAATCTGCCAGACGGACTCGGCAAAGACCGGGACGCTTTCAGTGATTGTCGTGGCGATGCCGGTAATGCCTGCTGTGATCATGCCAAGGCCGCCTTCCGCATCCCCTGCAAAGATAGCCGTAAGGCCATCCATGACCCCGGTGATGCCAGGAAGGAATTCGCTCATAAGGCCCCTTCCAAGGCCCTGAAAAGCCGTGGTCATGTCCTGAAGGCTGTCCTGATAAGCGGCAGAAGCCTTGACGGCATCATCGCTCATAACTCCGCCCAATTCGCTGACCCGGTCACGCATGGCCTGTGTATCTTCGGCGGAAGTATTAAGCAGGGCGGCCATCTCCTGCGCTCCACGGCCCAGCAGGTCCTGCGCAAGGGCGGCTCGTTCTGAACCTTCCTCCATGCCCTGAAGGCCGGTGATGACTGCCGCAAAGAGGTCTTCCTGCGACATCGAGGCGGCTTCTTCCTGGGAAATGCCCAGCTGCTGGAAGGCCTCAGAACCGTCAGCGGCCGCATTGGTCAGCTTTTTCATGGCCGACTGCATGGTATTGATGTCCGTGCCTGAGTGCTGAAGGACCGCCGACCATTCCTGATAGGCCTTGGCTGAGATGCCAATCTTTTGGCTCTGTTTGTCAATGGTATCGCCATACTCGGCGAGGTCTCCGACAGCTGAAAAAGCCGCCTTGACCGCTGTCCCGATACCAGCTGCAACCAGAACGTTCTTGAACGTGTTTGCTAAGTTATTGCCGGCGCTTTCACCGGCCTCGGCGCCTGCCGCAGACGCATCCGGGACGATAGCGCTTGCGATCCCACCTGTGATGCCTTCCGCAGAAGGGATTATCTGGACATACGCCCGTGCTAATTCTGCCATAGTTAACTATCTCCTGAATTCCATGCCGCCATGAAATCCTCAGGCGTGGCGAATACCATCGCCTTGTCTTTGTCTTTGCTCTGGTCAAGGCCCATGAGTGAAGGGGCTATTGCTTCGGGCCGGTTCTTGCCCTTGACAGCGTCCGCTGTGTTCAGCCAGGTCAGCACATTCAGCCGGTCAAGCATCATGGCCTGTATGATCATATCCAGCGGAGCCTTGTAGCCCATCAGCTTCTGGAAGACTCTTGAATTCTGTCTTAAACCGCAAGCAAGCACTGCCAGTCTGCTTACCGGTAGTGCCTGCATATCGTAAATACCATATGTCTCGGCAAGATCGCAGATAAGCTCATCCTTTGCGGCGGCCAGGATGCCTGCCAGAGCCATTATTTTTTTAATTCAGGCGCCTCGAGGATCTCGTAGATGACTTTAACGACCTTTGTGAAAGGCGTGATCCCGGTTTCTTCGTCCTTGCAGAATTCGAAAAGCCGGTCTTTGTTCTCCTGCCCCATGAGCCTGTAAGCGGCCTTGACGATGTAAAGCTCGTTTCCGTCATCCACCTTCATCAGGTAGTCCACGAGCGTGGCATCATCCAGCGCCGCCCTGGGGATGTCTACCGAAAACCCCGAAGGTGTGTCGATGTGAATTATTCCGTCCATTGTGTCCCCTCTCTTGACTGGAATTATTTAATGTATTCGTAATGGCTGTTGCCGGAAGCGTCAGGCAGGCAGGTCAGAGTGACCTCGTAACCGACAGCGGCATTGTCAGCATACTGGACTTCAGCCACGGAGCTGACAGCGGCATCCGGAATAACGATTCTCTTCTTGACTCCGCCGGTCATGATCTGGTCGATGACCCAGGACAGGTTGTCGGGCTGAGAAGCGTTTACATTGACGGTGATGCCTGCGGACAGAGTGCCGCTGACGTTGGAAGCACCGTGTACGGCCTTCAGAACGTCAGGGTTCAGGGCCTCCAGCATACGGAAAGTGAACGTATCGGTCTTGCCGGTACGGACGGAAAGGACGGTATCGCCGCCCCATGCCTTGATGTCCTCAGACTCGATTTCCGTTGCATTGGTCACGCCATCCTCGGACAGGTAGCCCACGCTCGTCCAGTCGGTCAGAGCGGTGGTCACGTCCGTAGGAAGGGTCGTGCCTTTGGCGGCATAGTAGACAGCGCCGGTGGTATTCGGCTTGCCTGCTGTAACATTGGAAGCAGTATTGCTCATAGGGTTTAAGCCTCCCTTGTGTAAGTGACATCGAACACCGCTGTGTAACGGTATTCCTTCTTATTAATAGCGGATGATTCATAATCTGAATTCAGCCGGCAGGCGGAAACACTCACTTCGGCGGCGGGCAGATTCCGCATGGCCTCTATGAGAGCCTCGTTCATGCCGGAGGCCATCTCCATGGACTGAACCGTGATGGACTGGATGGCCACCAGAGCCGTGTGGATGTGATCCCGGCAGATGCCCCCAGTCTTCCGCACCAGATAGCGATGCGGAGGAACGTTCTTGGCCGGCGTATCGCCATATGCCGGATACTCCATGGCCGTATTCAGATATGCGATGATTGTGGCTTCAATTGGCATATAGATTGTTCAATAACGGGCTGTCCAATTCCATGGATTCCGCCATAGCCTCCTCTGAATCTGCGAAAGCAGAAGCGATGGTCCTCGAGCCGGCATTGAACGTGTCGGAAGAATATCCCGGACCGCACCGGCTTGCGATGCCTTCCGCCAGCTCCGCACAGACAGTAGACCCGATCTCATGCAAAAGTTCCTGGACTCCTGCATCGTTAATTTCAATTCTCACGTTCGACAATCGACTCCACCATCACTTTCTTGTTCCAGGGACCGGGGACCATGTCATCAATCCCCTGGACCGTGTGGCCGAAGATACGGAACTCTTCGCCGAAGAACCGCACATGCAGACCGGCCCTCCATTCGTGGGTATCGCCCTTTGGAATGCCCAGACTGTACACGGCCCGCTTTCCGAAGAAGTCCAGCGCCTCCGCCTGTTCCGCATCCGTCGGCTGTCCCACAAGGACATCCGGAATGTCCGTCCACGTTTCCGTCTCCTCCGGCATCCCAAAAGAATCCGTGCCGGTCTGTGTGACAGACTGAAGGGAGACCGTGATACCGTGGAGCCATGCGGGGACTCCGTCATAAGTCGGGATCATAGAATTCTATCCTCCCCAGCTTCTGGCGCTTAGTCAGTCCAATGCGCTTCAGCTCGTTGTCATAGAAGAACATGCCTCCCTGCGGATTGAGGAATGTTCCGCTGACGGAGTATCCTAAGGCGCTCTGGCTGACCTGCGACATGATCTCACCGGAAGTAGATGACCTGAGGACCCTCGCTACCGCATTGACCACGACTTCTTTCAGGACGGATTCGTAGACTTCTCCGTCATCAATCATCTGGTCGAGGTCAAGCCCCTTGCCCCTCGCAATCTGCCGGAGGGTGTCCGATGCAATTTCCAGCAGGACCTGCGCCCTTGTGATTTCTTCCGCAGTCATTGCCCGCCAAATGACGGCCATATCTGTGGTAGTAGCGTATGCGCTCATGTCTCAACTCCCTTCCTCCACAAAAGGGCCAAGCCTTATGCAGGCAAGGCCCAGTTGCGAAAGGAGATTATGAAAAAGAAAGAGGTATTAAGCGGTGACTCTGGCGAAGGCGGCCTTGTCAAGGATGCCCCAGCCGATGTAAGCCTCGGCCCTGAGAACGACCTGGTTGGACCTCTTCAGATCTCCCTGGCCATCGGGATCGCCATACTCAATGACTTCCATAGGGATCTGATCAGCGAAGCCCCAGCGGAATGCGGAGAAGTCACCGAGGATAGCTCCGTCAGCGGTGCCGCCGGAAGCGGCCTTAGAAACGGTGGCGTTGACATCGCAGGGGATGCCGTTCAGAGCGCCGGGGTTAGCGCCCAGACGGAATTCGGGATACTGCGGGACGTTGCCAACAGCCACCTTCGCCAGCTTAGCGGCGAAAGCACGGGAAATGGCAATGCCGGCAACGGGATAGTCACCGATGGCGGCAACAGCATCCT